GGCGGGTAGGCCCTCGAGGCGGTGCAGGTCGTTGAAATCGGTGTCTTTGTCGGTGCGCGGGGTGGCGGCGTCGAACACGGGGTAGCTGCGGCAGACGAGCTTGGCGCCGGCGTCCATGACGCCATCCATGGCCACCTGCGCTTGGATGCGGCCCACGTTCCACGGCCAGCCGTCGCGCTTGGTGGCGTGGTCGTCGTCGGCGCAGATGATGAGCGGGCTGCCGGGCAGCGCTTGGTGCACGTACTGCGCCACCAGGGGCAGGTTGTAGGCGTCGAAGGCCACGAACACGGGCAGGCGGTAGCCCATGGCGGCGCGGATGCTGGCGCCGGTGGCCCAGCCCTCGCAAATGAACACGGGCTCGCCGACCACGGCCAGCCCGAGGCGGCAGGCGGTGCCGCTTTTTTCCATGCCGAACGTGAACTTTTTGGCGCCATCTGGGGCGATGGTCTGCACGCCTTTGAGCGCGAGGTGGCGCGGGAGGTCGTAGCGGATCATGGGGATGACGATGCCGCCGCCGGGCGTGAAGCGCACCGACTCGGGCCGCTCGATGAGCTTGCGCGCGCAGTAGGGGCTGGAGCCCTCGCGGCTGGCTTGCTGCCACGACTCGAGGGCGCGCTGCATGGCGGTGGCGGCGCTGGCCTCGCGCTGGGCCTTTTCGGCGGCGGCCTTGTGGGCGCGCTGGGCGCGGCGGCGGGCTAGGTCGGTGAGCTCGCCGGGTGTGGGCGAGGCGGCGGCGCTGGGGCGGTAGCCGCCGTCCTTGGCAAACTTGATGAGGGTGCCTGCGCTGTAGCCGCCGGTGCTCGATGATTTGAAGCCGCGCCAGCAGGCGGCCACGGCCCGGGCGTCGTAGTTGGCGGCGGCGCTGCTCCAGCGGTCCCACAGGTCGAGGGCGTCGGGGCCGAATTCGGACTTGAGCGCCATGCCCACGGCCACCCACGTTTCACGGTCTTCGGCGCCCTCGACGTACTGCAGCATGGCCTCGGCCTCGCGCAGGGTGAGGGGGCGGCGAGCGGTGGCGACGGCTGCGGCGGTCATTTCCTGCCCGGCACCGATTCAAACGGATTTACACCTGCCACGCGGCAGATTACCTTTGCCTCATGGATGCGCGCCAAAGACCAATCGGACAGGATGCAGCGCACCACGTCGGCGCGGGAGCGGCCTGTGGCGCTGCAGTAGCCGTCGAGCACGGACACATCGACGCTGGGCAGTTCGACGCGCAGCTCGATGCGGTCGGGGTTATTGCTGGTCATGGTTGGGGCTCGGTGGCGGCCAGCTCGGGCCAGATTTGGTGCCAGTCGTGGGGGCGTAAGGACTGGCGAGTGACTGCGCCGCCGGTGAAAGCCTCGATGGCGGCCATGCGCTGCACCGGCACGGGCTTTTCGCCCATGGCCATTTTGTGTACGAAGGATGGAACAACGTCAAGATGCCGAGCCAGCGCAGCCGCCCTGCCGGATTCCTGGTCGAGCCAGTCTTTCAAAGTGTTCATGCGGCCATTGTACTTCCCAATGGGGAATGTATGTCAAGCCCCTTGGGGAATTTTTTTTCTCCCACTTCTTTGATGCAATCCACAGCCATGCAAACCTGCGAAGAAATCCGGCGAACCAAGCTGAAAATGCTCGCCGACAAGCACGGCGGGGCCGCGAACCTCTGTCAGCTGCTGGGCTACGCCAGAAGCGAAACTGCAAGACTGACGCGCGTCCTCAACGCCAACGTGCGGCACGACCGCGGCGGAAAGACATACAACATGGGTGACACGATGGCCCGCGAAATCGAGGAAAGGCTGGCGCTGCCCCGTGGCTGGATGGACAACGCGCCCACGTACAGCGAAATGCAGGCGAAAGAAGACCCGCGCACGCGGGTCATGGCTCTGATGGAGAGCCTGCCAGAGGATCAGTGGTCAACGGTGCTGCGCCTAGTGGCAGCGCTGGCCCAGCCGGCGGCAGAGCCCGCTAGGCCAGAGGCGGAAGCACCAGCAGGCAATGCGAAGCCGCTGCGGCGCGGCAGGCCACCGCACGCGCCCACCCAGCGGGCTGCCTAGCTGCTATCGCCTACTGCGGCACCAGCGCGCAGCCGCAATGCTTGCACTTGCTGGCGTCTTTGAGCACCAGTTCGCGGCATTCGGGGCACTTTACATGCGTGGCCGGCGTGGGCTTGTCGGTTTTTTTGCCTGAGATCAGCAGCACGATGAGGCCAACCACAGGCGACAAGATCAGCGAAAGCACGAAGTACAGCAAGCCACTGCGGTTAAATGTGGCCGCCATGTAGCCGACAAGCGCGGCAAAAAAAGCCCAAGCTGCTATGATCTCCATCTGCCTCTCCTTCTGGCCCTCAGGCCGTTGATTTAAGTCACTTTCCGCCTTGATTTTCGGGGCGAGCCTTGGCCACATCTTCGAGCACCGGCAGCAATCGAGCCAACCCCACCTCGCTGATTTGGTCGATGAGGCCGTGGGCGGTCGATCGGGCCATTCTGGGGGGCCATCCAGGCCCATCATCACCACGATGGCCCTGAGCCTTGCGGGCATAAGCCGGCACTTGCGACACATCCGCAGTGTCTGGACCATCTAGCAGCCAATCAAGTGACACATCAAGGGCTTGGGCGATTTTGGGCAACATGAGCCCACCACGCCCGCCGGCTCGATTTTCGAGGTTGCTTACCCCGGACTGGGTTTTGTACCCCACCAGCTTGGCCAGCCCAGCACCAGATAGACCTCTGTGTTCTCTTGCCTGCCTGACGCGCTCGCCTATGGTCTTCATTGATCGGCTCCAATAAACACAGACTGTAAAGGATTGCTGCGCCCGGCGCAAGACCCGACCGCCTTAAAAATTTTTTGTTGCTTTTTTCCCTTTGGGTATTGCTTTTGCGTTCCCCATTGGGTAAAGTACGGCTATCGCAACACCAACCGGAGCCCACATGAACACCAAGTCAAGCAACTGGACAGGCCGGGCGCACCGCTCGCTCGAATCGGCCTTCGGGCCGCACACCAGCCACCACATCGAGGCGCCCGACGACTACCCGCCCATGCCAGCCGCCGACGTGGTGGTGGTGGCCACCTGCGCCATTGCGGCGCTGGTGCTTACCGTTATGGCCATGCTGGGGTGGCTGGCATGAGCAAGTTTGTCTACATCCTCGAAGGCCACCAGTCCGTGTCCGAGTTCGACACCCGCGAGCAGGCGCTCGAAGCCGCCAAAGCCGATGCGCTCGATGCGTGGGGGCCGGGCAACTTCGGGCCGATCTACACGGCACGAGTGGTGCCACCCGTCGATCTGCTTGCGCCTCTCGCGGCGCGAATCGGCTGGAATTGCTTTGGAATCGTTTCCGAGATCGCTGCCGATGAAATCGAGCCTGAGCCAGTCATTCCTCCACTGATGCGCGATCAAGAGCATGCCCTGGGCCAACACATTCTTAACTGGTTCCGGGCGCACCCCGGAACGCTGCCGGCCACCGGCACCGCCGATCTACAGCAGCACACCCACACCACACCAGCAGGAGAAGCCAAATGAGCGCGCACACACCGGGGCCGTGGCGCACAGAACGCCGGCGGATTGATGGCAAAACCGTCACGCTTGTAGTGCGCGGCTATGGCAGCGATGCCCGTTACATGACTGGCGCCAACGGCTCGCCGCAGCACTTCAGCGCAGCCGAGGCCCGCGCCGCCATCGCCAAGGTGAAAGGGGGCGCCACGTGACAGAAGCCCGCCACATCACCCCCGGCCCTTGGGTGGCCGCGCACGTTGACAGCAAAAAGCTGCCCGCGAAGCGCTGGCCCAGCTGGCGCCGTGCAGCCCGCCGCACCTGCAGCGCATGGCGCTGGCCGAGGCGATGGCGCACGCTGGCTGGGGGCCACTGATCCGCCGCCAGGCCGAGGCCATGCGCGCCGCGCACCGCAGAGCAACCACGCCGCGCCGGGTGGCGCTGCGCACCAAAACCACCACACCACAGGACTGACGCATGGACAGCGCAAACAGCATCCAAATCTCTGGCGACCACTATCGCAAAAAAGCGATACAGCCTTGGGACTATATCGCCGCGAACAACCTCGGGTACTTCGAGGGCAACGCCATCAAGTACCTGAGCCGCTGGCAGCAGAAGGGCGGGCTCGATGATCTGCGCAAGGCGCGGCATTACATCGACAAGCTGATCGAGATCAACACCACCGAAGGGGCCGCAAAATGAAGCGCCTGCCCTCGAGGCCGGATCATCGGCCATGGTCGGATTTTGACGATGCCACGCTGGTGGCCATGTACCCGAGCACGCCGAACAACACGCTGGCGGGCCTAATGGGGCGCACGGCCCCGGCTATCAGCGGGCGGGCGACAAAGCTGGGCCTGAAAAAGTCGGCTGAGTTTATGGCGGCCAGCCCGACGCGCTTCCAAGCAGGCAGCGTGCCAAAGAACAAAGGCCTGAAGGGCTGGCAGGCGGGCGGGCGCAGCGCCGAGACGCGCTTTAAGCCGGGCCGGGCGGCGCATGAGTACGCGCGCTATGTGCCGATTGGCACGCTGCGCATTGGGGCCGATGGGCGGCTGGAGCGCAAGTACACCGACGACCAGAACCTGGTGCCGGCGCAACGCTGGCGCGGCGTGCACCGCGAGGTTTGGGAGGCGGCGCACGGCCCGATTCCGCCGGGCATGGTGGTGCGCTTCCGGGATGGCATGGCCACGGTGGTGCTCGAGGAGATCACGCTAGACCGGCTGATGTGCGTGACCCAGCAGGAAAACATGCGGCTCAACAGCAGCTGGAGCAAGTACCCGGTCGAGGTGGCGCGGCTGATACAGCTCAAGGGGGCGATCAACCGCCAAATGCGGCGCATCGTGGAAAAAGGAGCCGCAGCATGAGCGCGCCACACATGAACCAACTGCGCCAGCACCTACTGGACACATTGGCCGATCTGCGCCGCACCGACGCGCCGATGGAGCCCGACCGCGCCCGCGCCGTGGCCCAAGTGGCCGGGGTGCTGGTGGATACCGCAAGGGTCGAGGTGGATTACCTGAAAGCCACCGGGCAGGATGTGTCCAACTTCATCGACGGGCTGAAAGCGCCCAGCGCCGCGCCGGGCGTGACGGTGCACAGCAGCGCTTGGCCGCCGAAAGTGGGGAGGGGCGCGTGATGGCTTGCGATGCGTTTTGCGCCAACCATGGCTGCAATCAGGGGCCGGGCTGCGCGGCGCGTGACGACCGCCACACCGACAGGAAGCCAATGAACCGAACAGCCAACGCCATCGAATACACGCTGCTCAAGGCGCACCAGCTTACCGCCGATGAGATCGGTGCGGCTACGGGCTACCCGGCCAATGTGGTGCAACGCGGTCTGGCTGAGCTGGCGGCGGGCCAGCTGGCGCACAAGGCCAAGGACGACCAGCGCGAGGTTTGGCGCTGGGGCAGAGCGCCCAACGGCGCCATGACGCCGACGCCCGCCGTGGCCGCACGGGGCACGTACCAATCTGAGCCGCATCCGGCCACGCTTGCGCGCCCCGGGGGGCAGGATGCGTACCGGCTGCCCAGCCGCTACGGCGACCGCCTAGAGCCGCTCAAGGGGCACAAGGCGGCGGCGACCATATCGAGGGAGCGCTCGTAATGGCTGCGCCACCCACAATCCACACCGCCGATGGGATTGATGCACTGAAGTTTTTTGCGACGACCACAGAGGTGACTGTCCACCGTGAGGGAGAGAGCCCGGTCTTTAGCGAGAGCGCCGTGAAGGTGCGGATCGACGATGAGGGCGGTGGGGCATTTATCGTGCTCGAGCAAATGGGCAGCGATGCGCCCGGGGCGCGGCGGGTGATGATCGACGCTGAAGAGCTGGATCTGATCGTCAAGGCAGCCCGGAAAATGCTGGCGCAGCCGGGGCTGGGGGAGCAGGAATGAAGCGCCCCAAAAAACGCCCGACCGTGCGCCGCCACTACACGCTACTGCACGAGCTGCTGGCGAGCCCCACCGAGCCGCTGCCGGCGGCGCACCAAATGCACCAGCTTACCAGAATGTGGTTGGGTCTGGCAGCTCTCGAGACGGCGTCGGCACCGAGCACCGACGACTGGCGTGTGTGCTCGGACGCCATCAACCTGATGGAAACCCTTGTGATGGAAATGCGGGCCGCCGACGACCGGCACGGGCTGCTGGCCGACGCTGTGGCGGCGCTGGCCAAGGCGGGCAAGCGCCACCGGGCGGGCGGGCATATCCGGCTCGATGCGCAGGGTATTTTGGCAGTGCGGGCTGTGCTGGAGGATTACGCTGCGGCCATTGCCCAGCTGCCAGCGCGCACCATGATCCGCTGCCACCGGCTGACTGAGGCGCGGATCGCATCTATTTTGGCGGGCAAGCGCTTGCCGCATGACGTGGAGGTAATGGACTTATGAAAATTCGCATCCTACTCAAATCGCTGGCGGCCACCGTGCCGACTTATGGCACCGAGGGCGCGGCCTGCTTTGACCTCTACGCCGCCGAGCCGGTGAAGGTGTACGCCAAGCAAAGCGCGGTGGTGCCCACGGGGCTGGCCGTAGAGGTGCCGTGGGGCCATGCGATGCTGATCCACAGCCGCTCGGGGCATGGGCTCAAGCACGGCATACGACTGGCCAACAGCACTGGGGTGATCGACAGCGACTACCGGGGCGAGGTGATGGTCTGTCTGCACAATGACTCAAGCACCGACTACGTGGTAGCACCCGGCGACCGCGTTGCCCAAGCGATGATTGTGCAGGCGCCGCGTGTGCAGTTTGACGTGGCTGAGCAGTTGAGCCTGACTGAGCGCAGCGCCGGGGGGTTTGGGAGCACGGGGAAATGAACCCGCACATGAACCGCCAGCAGCTGTGCGCGGCGCTGAATATCAGCGAGAGCACGGTGCGGCGGCTGGAGCACGCGGGCCTGCCTTACACTCCTGTGGGCCTGCGGGCGAAGCGCTACGATCTGGATGAGTGCCGCCGCTGGCTGAAGGAGAATCAGCCGTGTCAATCTGGCAGGATGAGCGGGGGCGCTATCACGTTGGCGTCATGGCCGGCGGCAAGCGCGTACACCGAACTCTGCCGCAAGGTGCAGGTGCGCGTGAAGCCAAGCAACTCGAGGCTGAGCTAAGGGCGGCGATTGGGCGGCAGCTGGCGCCGGTGATCCCGTCGGATCCGGCCATGGGCACGGTGATGGCGGCCTACATTGGGCACTGCGACACGCTGCGCAGCCCGGACACGGCCAAGCACCACGCGGCGCGCATTGGCCAGTGGCTGGAGGGCAAGCGCGCAAGCGATGCGCGCCAAGTGGCGGCGCAGATTGTGCGCGATATGACCGGCCACTACGCGCCGGCCACGATCAACCGCAGCCTGGGCGCGCTCAAAAAGGCGCTGACGATGGCATGGGAGGCTGGGCACACAACGGACAACTGGGGCGCGCACATTCGGCGCCTGCCAGAGCACAATGCGCGCGAGGTGTACCTGAGCCTGCAAGACGTGCAGCGCATTACCGACCACGCCAGCGAGCAAGTAGGCGCAGCTGTGTGGATTGCCCTGCTGACGGGGTGCAGGCGCGGCGAGATTTTGCAGCTTGAGCGCGCCGACATTGGGCCCGATAGCCTGACGATCAAGGCGGGAAACACCAAAACGCTGCGCACGCGCACGGTGCCGATCATCGCCGCGCTGCGCCCTTGGCTGGCCTACGCTCCGCTGCAGATCAATGCCGAGGGCCTGAAAACGGGCTTCAGGCGCGCACGCGAGGCGGCGGGGATGCCACAGGTGCATTTCCACGACCTGCGCCACAGCTGCGCGTCGATCCTGCTGGCGTCTGGTGCAGATCTGTACACCATAGCCAAAATCCTCGGGCACAGCACGATCAAGATGACCGAGCGCTACAGCCACATGCAGGTGGGGGCGCAAAGGGATGCGCTGGAACGGGCTTTTGATGCGGCCAAGAGGGCGTGATCGAGGAAATGGTGGGCGGTGCAGGGATCGAACCTGCGACTTCCACCGTGTGAAGGTGGCACTCTACCGCTGAGTTAACCGCCCGATTTACACCAGCTGTTACACTAGGCTGGCGTAAGTCGTTGATTTGATGGGGGTGGGCGCTGCCGTGTGAAGGCCAGTAAGCGCCAGATTTTGGCAGGGGCTCATAGAGGTGAGGTGGGCGCAGAACGCCACGAATGTGGGCTGATTTGCACCAAATTACACCGGATTTACACCAGCCTAGCGGGCATCAGCGGGCGGCCCACTCAAGGCCCCGTAGGCGGCGATGCAGGCGGCAAGCGCAAGCCTAAGCCGGTCTGCTCGGGCAGCTTCCCCTGCAAGAAATTCGCCATCCGGTCGGTAAAGCTCAGCCCCAGTGCATCCGGTGGCAGGTTCAGCTCCAGCGGTGGCGGCACCGGGCACTGAACCACCGTCGGCGGGGCGGTCGGGGCGGTCGCGCAGGCTGTCAACAACAGCAGCGTGGCGCTGCTCAAGACGAGTGATTTCACGGCGTAGCTCCTGACGTTGTTGCGCTGCTCTTGCAGCCAGTTCCTGCTCGCGCTTGCGCGCAGCGGTTTCAAACTCGGCACGGGCGCGCAGAGCCTCTAGGCGCTCGGCGTCCCATGCAGTCTGCACGCGGGTAGCACCGGCCTCATAGCCAGCGCTGTAGGCCATCCAAGCCCCACCAGCACCTACTACGGCGGCGACTAGGCCGCCCAGCAGCCAGCGGTTTGCAAGCAAGGGCCAGATCACGGTGCCGCCCCATCAGGCGGCGCAATCGCGTTGGCAATCGCATCGGCCACCAGATCAGAGCGCGCGCGGTACTTGAGCAGGTCGTCGGGGTTGCTCTGGAAAAAACATTCCACGATCAGGCCACCAGCGCGCACAAAACCCGGCGTGAAACCGCGCTCTGCTGCAATATCGGCCACCGGCAACCAGCCGGCATTGCGCCGCACCGGGATTTCCAGCACACGGGCAATGGCTTGTGCAATGCGTTGCGCCAGCGCCGAGTCGCGCCGATCTGCGATCACCTCGACGCCCGTAGCCGCTGTGCGCGCAGCAGCATTGGTGTGCAGCTCAATCGCCACGTCCTGCCCGGCAGCAAGCCGCATGGACTCGCGCAGCACTTGGTTCTGCGCCTTGGTGCCGTCGGTCGTCACATCGTGCCCGGCCCGGCGCAGGCGCTCGGCCACCATGTCGCGCAGTTGCGTCATCAACACGGCCTCATGCGCGCCGTTCCACGTATTGCCGGGGTCGGTGCCACCGTGCCCGGCTGCGATCAAAATCTTCATGCCTGCCTTTCGTCGTCGCCCTTGGGCGCGTCCTTGAAATTTTTGTCATCGACCGTGGCCCATCCGATATAACTGGCGATAACGGCAGAGATGAACACGTAGAACGGGCCGGCAACGCTGCCGATCTGGTCTGAATCGGATACCCACAATAACAGCGGGTAACCAAAGCCCGCGAACAACGACACCCAGGCCATACGGCGACGATTTTTCCCCCGCGCTGTGAAGTTCTCATGACCTATCCTCCGAACAAAACCCAAAACCAAAGAAAGGGCACCAGCAGGCAAAACAGCGGCGTCATGGTCGGCTCCTTAACGCACCATCCGAAACGGCCCGGTCGAGCTTGTCATTCAGGCGCTCCAAACTGCGGTCGATCTTTTGCAGGTACTCGCGGTTTGCGGTTTCTGAACGCTCCACCCGCTGCGAAAGCGCGGCCTGCTGCTGGCGCAGAATTTCGAGGTCGGTGCGAATCTGCGTGATGTGCAGGATGCCCCCGAGCGCAAGCGTCAGAATCGCCACCAGCGTTGCAATGGGGATGCGCTTGTCGAGGTGCCAGCCCTCGGGCTCTCGTCTGCGGTTGATGTCGTCGCCGTAGTCGTCGCCGTCGAAACGTGCTATTATCCCACTTTAATGTTCGGTGTTTGTCGAATGACTAGCAAATTTTTTTCCCGCTTTTCACCATCAGGGTGTGACAGGGTAGGCGGGGCTAGGGGTCCGCAGGTTGGGGTTATGAGATGTAAGAGCTGCAATGAACGGGCAGTTGCCTCGAACTGAAGCTGCCTAGAT